ATCGCGCCTTCTACAGCGTCCTGAGCTGCCTCAGTGAAGTCTGAGACCTGGCTGGCAGTAATCGAGATAGACGAGTTAGAAGCTGCTGTGAGGCGTCCCTGAGCGTCTACGGTGAATGTTCCTACGGAAGACGAGCTACCATAACTACCAGCTGTTACAGCTGTTGAGGCCAGGCTAACGGTAACTGCACCAGAGGTGCCACCACCACTAAGTCCAGTACCAGCAGTGACCGATTCAATGTCACCTGCATCATTTGTGAAGCTGATCACACCAGTACTTGAGTTATATGCTAGGTCGCCTGAAACACTTATTTGCGCTCTTGTGTTTGCGGAAAAGTCCGAAACTTGGCTTGCAAGAATGCTAATTGAAGTATTTGCAGCTGCGGTCAAACGACCCTGTGCATCGACCGTATAGTTGGGTACGGTGCTTGCGTTTCCATATGATCCTGCTGTGACAGCTGTGTTATCAAGGTTTAATGTGATTGTATCTGTTGCGCCAGCTACAGATGTCAAACCAGTGCCACCAGATATTGTTAATGTATCTGTACCAGAAGTTATTGTCTGACTTGATCCACTATCTCCAGCTACCGTAAAAGCTGTTGCTACGTTTGCAATGTCCGAGTTACTAGCAATGTTAACGTAGTTTGTTCCATCATTTGTGAATGTCCATTTATCGGTAGTTTCATTCCAAAGAATTGAAACATCTGTTGATGTTCCTCTATTGACTTCTATGCCACTATTTAATGTTGGGGCACCTGTAACGCCAGAGTTTAATGTGATAATATTATCTTCAACGTTCAACTGTTCTGTGTTAACAGTTGTTGTGTTACCACTAACTGTCAAGTCTCCAGTGACAACTAAGTTATTTGAAATCGTTACGTTAGCTGGAAGACTTAATGTTACCGCACCAACGCCAGAATTAGAAACCGCAATTTCATTTGCAGTTCCTGTCAAACCAGTAACAAGGTTTGTACCCTTGTCGCTGATCTGCGAAGCAGTGATTGAAATTGCTGAATTACTAGCAGCAGTTAGGCGACCTTGTGCATCAACTGTAAAGGTTCCAACAGTACCCGCAGAACCATAGTTACCAGCAGTTACAGCTGTGTTGGCCAAGTCGAGGGTAACTGCACCAGAGGTGCCACCACCAGTAAGTCCAGTACCAGCTGTAACCGATTCGATATCTCCAGCGTCATTTGTGAAACTAATTACACCAGTGCTTGAGTTATAAGCAAGATCTCCAGAAACGCTTATCTGTGCTCTTGTGTTGGCGGCAAAGTCTGAAACTTGACTGGCAAGAATGCTAATTGCATTTTGCGAAGCTGAAGTCAAACGACCTTGTGCATCAACGGTAATACTAGCTGCAGTGCTTGCGTTTCCATAGGAACCAGCAGTAACAGCTGTGTTATCAAGATTAATCGTGACAGTATCAGTATTGGATGTTACAGATGTTAAACCCGTACCACCCAAAATGCTGAGAGTATCTGAACCAGAAGTGATTGTCTTGCTTGTTCCAGAATCGCCAGCAACTTCAAATGAAGTGGCTACGTTTGCGACTAAGTTTGTAGCAAAAGTTTGTGCATTGGATTGGGCAGATGAGGCTGCACCAAACGCATCAAAAGTATTTGCTGTTACTGCTATTGTTGGAGTAGAGCCTTCACCGGTATTATTAGAAAGAGTAATTGCAGTTCCAGCTACTAAACTAGAAACATAATCTCCAATAGTATCAGTTGAAAGATTTACTGCGTCGTTAATCCAAACTGAACCGTTATAACGAAGGAAGTCTCCATTGGCGGCTGAAGAAAGGGTAACATCACCTAGATCATCAATTGAAGCTATTGAGATAGTAGAGCCAGCAACAGCTGCATAAACACCAACTCTAACCGAGCTTGAAGAAGGTGCGGTTGAAAAATCTAGAGTAACAGTTCCAGTTGTTGTGGCTTCCCAACGAACATCAATGACTTCATATGGGCTTGCTGCATTGCGCGCAACAACTACAACATCTCTTGTTCCCAATGAGTGAGTAATGGTAAATGTAGAAGTTGTGCCATCTCCAATAGTTGAAGTATGAACTGTTCCAGCTAAACCGGTATCGGCATCTGGTGCAAACTTAGTTCCATTAAATTTTAGAACTTGATTGGTTGTAGCTCCAGTTGTATCAATTTCAATTCCGTCAACAAATAGAGTTGAAACATTAGCTTGACTAGTCTGAATAGTAGATGGAAGACTTAGGGTATAAACTCCAGAAGTAGCATTGGCAGTTACTGAAACTTGATTTGCGGTGCCAACAACATTGGATATTAAATTAATTCCGTATTATAGCATTAGCTGTTTTATTCTTATAAAACAATTTACCATCAACAACGTTGATTGCTAATTCACCCTCAGCTAGTGAAGTTGGCGCATTTGCTGCCTCGTCTGATCTCTTTAGTAAGAGAGTATTATTTACCGCAAACTGGGATCCATTATAAGCCACAAGGCACCTCTTCCTTTTTTAAAAATCTACTATGATAAATAGTAATCATGACACTAAATAATCCAATGCATAAACTTATAAATCTATATTAACATATAATTACGTATTATGAAAATTAAATATTACCATTTACCCAAGGGGCAAACTGCTGCTTTTAGCTTTACTTTCAGTGGCATAACGCATCCGCATTCTTTGCATTGCCTTGTAGCTTTTATCAGCCTATCGCATTCAAGACAAGTACTATATCTGCTTGATGCTGCTTCTTCGGAGGTATGTTCTATGCTTGGATTAAACACATCCCAAGGACGTGTTGTACCTAATTTTTTCTTATATTCTTGCCAAGGTGTCATGTTGGTTATGCTGGAGGAATAAAGTTAGTGCCATCATATTTCCAACCTACTCTGATAGTTTTAGCCAACTCATCTGGAGCTCTTACAACTTTTGGATCAGATGAGAATATTGCATTAACCATCTCCATTTCTGCTTTTATTTCTACTGTTTGTTTCCAAACAACTTCTCCATCAATGATAAAAAAATAATATGCTTCTGTATTCATAATTAAAATAATCTCCTTAAGATATTATTTGCAGTTATACATTTTACCATAAAAATCAGTTACTAGCATCCGACACCCGAACAACTACCATGAACTGCACAGCAGCCTGGACCGCCACACCCAGTTTCCGAACAAGCAACTCCACATGCATTTTTATATACAGTTTTAAAGCAGTTGCCTGCACAACACTGAACTATTGAACTGCCACCATCCCCACAGGAACCACAAGATGGAGGGACAAAGAATCCTGGAGGACCAAAGAATCCTGGAGGACCAAAGAATCCTGGAGGACCAAAGAAGCTTGGAGGACCAAAGAATGTTGGTGGAGAAAAAGCTCCTACGGTATAGTTAATGGCGCTACCTAATAGTGCCACACTACTATCGGTTAACGCAGTGTGTACAACATCATTTAAAGTATTATCTTGTGTTGCCGTATTACTTACGGTGCCAACAACAAAACCAGCGGCAATGATTGCAGCGTTAGCAGTAGACTTTGTTGCCTTTTGCGCAATTAAGGGTTTGGTTGCTCTTCTTGAACCGGCCCGAACTGCCTATTGGAACTGTCATAATTAGGCCTTTAGATCACCCATTGCTACCCAGGTATTAGTGGCTAGTTTAACTAGTGTAGCACCAGAGTATTGTGTACGCAAATTAAGACCAGGAGTGCCATATACGTTAACTCCACCTCCAGCAATAAATGTTACTAAACCAGTATTAATTGTAACAAAATCTATTCTATCACCAACATTAAAATTAACTGTATCATCTGCAGGCACCGTAATATTAGCAGTAGAAGAGCTATTTACTACTATTAATTTAGCAAGATCTGAAATTACAAGAGTATTACTTGAGGTAACTGTTCTTAATGTTGAATTGAATCCTGCCCTAGCTGCACCAGATACTAAGTCGGTAGTAGCAATCGAGTTACTTAATGATAATTTAGAATAATCAATTGCAGCCGATGCGCTGATATCAACATTGGCAATAGTTCCATCCATAATCATCGAAGATGTAACCGTATTCGAAGGAAGGGTTATTGTGCCTGTAAATGTAGCATTTGCAAGAGGAGCTTTTAAGTCAAGTGCTGTTTGAACAGCATTTGATATTGGTTTTCCAAGATCTGTTGTATTATCAACGTTACCTAGACCAACCATTGTTTTTGTAATACCAGAAACATTTCCTGTGAACGTAGGATCAGCAAGTGTTGCAAAACCAGAAATTGAAGCGCCTGCTGGGATAGTTACCGTTCCCGTAAATGTTGGTGAAGCCACATTTGCTTTTAGATCAAGAGCGTTTTGTTGAGCAATAGAAACTGGTTTAGCGGTATCAGCCGTGTTGTCAACAGAACCAAGACCAACCATTGTTGCTGAAATACCCGCAACTGTTCCTGTAAACGTAGGATTAGCCAAAGGCGCATAAGTAGTTCCAGCTGTTGACGAATCAAGTTTGTTATTTATCTGTGTTTGAATTGCCGAAGTTACACCGTCTAAGTATCCAATTTCTGTGTCAGTAACATTAGCAACACGTGCTTGAATAACTGAAGTATCAACCGTTATAGTTGGCGTTGCACCTTCGCCTGTATTATTAATTAGCGTAATACCAGTTCCGGCTACAAGCGATGTAATATATCCACCAACTGTATCTGTACCAAGATTAATTGGGTCGTTTACCCAAAAGGTTCCATCATATCTTAAGATATCACCAGTGGTTAAGGTGTTAATTTGTACATCAGATGCATCATCAAGTAGTAATGTTTTGTTGTACCACTTACTACCATTCCACACAATGTATTGCCCTGCAGTAATCCCAGCACCAGCAATAACAAAGTCATCTAAACTGCCTAAAGATGGAGCATTTAGCATAGAACTAGAGACGTTAGAAAATATTGTTACTGAAATTGAATCACTCGATGGTGCTGTAGAAAATGTAAATGTAACATTATTGAGATCTGTTGCTGCCCACCTTACCTCTACAACTTCATACGGTGCATTTGTAGTCCTGCATGTTACGTAAATATCTCGGGTGCCTAGTCCGTGAGTTTTAGTAAATGTACTGTTTGTGCCATCTCCCAAAGTGGTGTTATAAGCTAGACCAACAGGAAGCTCCCAATCAACTGTGCCATTAACCCACTGTGAAGTGTTGCTATCGTATTTAAGCACTTGATAAGCGCCAAGAGTGCTAGGGTTAACATTAACATCTGATAATCTATTTATATTAACAGCTTGATTAATCCAAGCAGAACCGTTATACATTAATAGGTTATCTGAAGTTGGAGTAGTAATAACTACTTCCGTAAAGTCATTCAATGTTCTATTGTTGACGTAAGTTACTGCATTTGAATAGGCAGTGTTTCCAACACCGTCAGCATATGTGCTTACGCTTGCTGCGGAGTTTGCTATATTAGAAACCATGTTTGTAGTATAAGAATCTGCTATTTTAATAACTGGTGTCATTCCTTCACCGGAATTATCAGTTATTGTTATACCAGTGCCCGAAACTAAGTTTGCTACATATTGACCTGTCGTATCGGCACCAAGCTCTACGGAGTTAGAAGCAATTGTTGTTGTTATTGTTACGTTAGCGCTTCCGTCTATAAATACGTTACCAGTTACGTCACCATCTAAAGTAATTTTTCTTTGATTGGTCCAAACTAATGCATTGCTTGCTGTACCGGTTACATTGCCAGTGTGAACTCCATTGCTATTTCCAGTTAAATCACCAGTAACATTTCCAGTAACATTTCCAGTAACATTTCCAGTTATGTTTCCAGTTACGTTACCTGTGACTGCACCCACTAAAGCAGCTGTTACCTGATTGAAGGCAACGTTTGCATTGGTGGCAACTGATTGAGGAATTGAGATAGTTGGAACTGAAGCTTCACCAGAATTGTTAGTAATCGTTATGCCAGTGCCCGCACTAAGGTGATCTACGTAATCACCTATTGTATCTGTAGATAAATTAATAGCATCATTAATCCAAACAGATCCATTGTATCTAAAGAAGTCACCATTGGCTGGAGTGGTTAAAGTAACATCTGTTAGATCATCTATTGTTGCATTAAGTGTTATTGTTGGAGTAGTAGTTTCTCCAGAGTTATTAGCTAAAGAAATTCCTGTTCCGGCAACTAGAGAAGCAACATAATCACCAGTTGTGTCAGTACCTAAAGCTACAGAATTAGCAACTATAGTTGCAGTAAGAGTTACGTTAGCAGAGCCATCTATCGAGACATTTCCAGATAGGTCGCCACCTAAAGTAATTAATCTAGCATTGGTCCATTTTGCTGCTGAGCCAGTATATGCATTTGCTGATAATACTTCTGTTCCATTAATCTTAAATGTTTTACCAGATGCAAGATCTATGTTTTCAGAAGAAGTCCAAGATGCGGTGCTATTGCTCCAGTTAAAAGTTTTATCTGTAGTTCCCTTTAATGTTATTCCACCACCATCTGCTGTCACGTTAGATGGTGATGATACGTTAGCAAGTTCAAT